CATTGATGACGTCATGCCGCAGGGCGACCTGGCGATGATCTACGGCCCATCCACCGGCGGCAAAACCTTCCTGGCGCTGGACATGGCGTGCGCCATCGCGCACGGCACGAAGTGGAACGGCCGGGATACCCTCCAGAAGCGAGTGGCCTATGTGGTTGCCGAGGGCAAGGGCGGGATGCGCGGCCGGGTGAAGGCGTACTGCCTGGCAAAGAACATGCAGCTTGAGGATTTCAAGGTCGGCATGATCAGCGTCCCGCCCAACCTGGTCGAAACCATGCACGCGCTGGCTATTGTCGAGAGCATCCGGGCCTGGGGCGGCGCCGACGTGGTGTTCGTCGATACCGTGGCGCAGACGATGGTGGGCAACGAGAACAGCGGCGAGGACATGGGGCGCTACCTGAAGAACTGCCGGGATATTGGCCGCGCGTTGGGTGATGGCAAGACCAATGCGCTCCTGTGCCTGATCCACCACGCCGGCAAGGATGCCGGCAGAGGCGCGCGGGGGTGGTCAGGCATGCGGGCGGCGGCCGATGCCGAGTTCGAGGTGATACGGGTAGATGACGCGCGCGCCGTGCGTGTCACCAAGCAGAAGGACGGCGAGGACGGCCTGGAATTCGGCTTTACCCTGAAGACGCACGAAGTCGGAAAGAAGGCCAACGGCAAGCCGGACATCAGTTGCTCGGTTGCGTACAACGATGAGCCGGCACCCATCCAGCCCACTGGCAAGCGTGCGAAGAAAGCCCCACCGTTTGGCGGCGTGGAGCAGATGGTGTGGGATGCGCTTGAGGAACTGGTCGGCCTGACTGATGGCAAACTTTATTCGGCAACAAGCCTGGTGAATAGCCTGGCCGAACGTGATGTGGGTGGGCGGAAGGCGAAGACGTTCACCAGGGCGCTGGGGTCGCTGATCGACAAGGGTGCCATCGAGTATGAGGGGGTGGCAGAGAAGCCATGGGGCGCTGATGGCCTGACCCTGGGGGATATTGATGGCGCACGGGTGGGGCTGATATGAGCCGGCCGACAAGACAGGAAATAGCCGATGCCCTGGGGATCGGGGTGCACCAGGTTTCCCAACTGGGCAATCGGGGGATGCCGTTGAACAAGATCAAAAAGGCGCGGGAATGGTTCGACGTGAACGGTTTCAACCTCAAGCCGCACAGCAAAACGGGTGGTGCGGAGTCTCCGGTTACGTTCAACAAAATCCTGAAGTCGGTAGCGGGTGGGCGATGAATGCGTTGCGCGTGCGGAATTGCCAATGGCGCGGATTCGTGAACGTGCAGAAAAAGCTTGGCACACCGGCACACCGGGCACTGTGCCCGGCACTGTGCCTGGCACACGAGCACAGCACACGACCCCCCTTTAGGGGGTGAGTGTGCCGTGCCGCCGTGCCGGTTTTCAAAGTGCGGTTTGGATTGTGTACGTGATTTATTGCAAACAGGGGAAAACAGCATGAAGGATGAATCTGTAAAAAATACGCGCCGGCAGGTGAATGCCAACGGCAACCTGATTGGTGAGTCTCACCCTGGCGCGGTGCTTACCGACCATGAGGTTGAGTTGATACGCAAAATGCACGAGCAAGATCGCATGGGCTACCGGCGTATCGCTGCCGCACTGGGCGTTTCGAGGCACACCGTGCGGGATATCTGCCGCTACACCCGCCGGGCACAGTGCACGGGTGTCTAGCGGTGCGCGTGCTGGCACCCCGGCGAGGTAATGTTCGTGTATGGAAACGATTAGGACACCAGAAAAAGCCATCGCCTTCTGCGCGGTGCTAGCCGAAACCGGCATCGTGATGCGCGCGCTTGAAGGCGCTGGCATCAGCCGCAACGCGGCGTACAGTTGGCGGCGCGACGACCCCGAGTTCGCAGCGGCGTGGGAACGTGCGCTTGAAATCGGCATCACCGCGCTGGAGGATGAGGTGCATCGCCGCGCCTTCGAGGGTGTGCTTGAGCCGATTTATCACCAGGGTGAGCAGTGCGGTGAGGTGCGCAAGCACTCCGACGTTCTGAGCATGTTCCTGCTCAAGGCGCACCGCCCGGCGAAATACCGCGACAATGCCCGGATGGAGCTAACCGGCGCAGACGGCGGCGCGGTCGAGATAACCGACACGGATCGAGCCGCCAAGATCGCGGCCATCCTGGCGGCGGCGCAGATGCGCAAGGATGTTGCCGACTACGTTTGACGCTGCCCTGCTGGCCTATCTATCGCCGCAAGAGCTAGCGGAGATAGACGAACTAATCACAGCAGACAGAACCCTCTGGCGCCCCCTCCCAGGCCCCCAAGGAGTGGCCTACCTGTCCACCGCGGACATCATTGGTTACGGCGGCGCGGCAGGGGGAGGCAAGACGGATCTAGCGTGTGGTAAGGCGCTCACCCAACACCAGAAAGTCCTGGTATTGCGCCGAGAGGCGACCCAGCTAACCGGCATCATTGACCGCTTCACCGAACTGCTCGGCACGCGGGACGGATACAACGGTGCCGAACGGATATGGCGCCTGCCCGGCAAGCAGATCGAGTTTGGCTCGACGCCCAACCTCGACGATTGGAACAAGTACCAGGGGCGCCCGCACGATCTCCTGGTGTTCGATGAGGCCGCCAACTTCCTGGAGAGCCAGGTGCGCGCGCTCCTCGGCTGGCTGCGTTCGGTCGATGCCCGACAGCGGTGCCAGGCCCTGCTGACGTTCAACCCTCCGACCAGTGCCGAAGGGCGATGGATTGTGGCGTTTTTCGCGCCATGGCTAGATCCAAAGCACCCCAACCCCGCTCAACCCGGCGAGTTGCGCTGGTACGCAATGCTGGACGGCAAGGAGGTCGAGCTATCCGATGGGTCGCCGTTCCGCCATGGTGGTGACTTGGTCACCCCTATGTCGCGCACGTTCATTCCGTCACGGGTCAGCGACAACCCCTACCTAACCGGAACCGGCTACATGGCTACTCTGCAATCCCTGCCGGAGCCACTGCGCTCCCAAATGCTCTATGGCGACTTCCAGGCGGGAGTGCAGGACGACCCCTGGCAGGTTATCCCGACGGCGTGGGTTGAGGCCGCGCAGGCGAGATGGACGCGGCCCGACAAGCTCGCGCCGATGGACTCAATCGGCGTGGACGTAGCACGCGGCGGCAAAGACGAGACTATCCTCGGCCGGCGGCACGGCATGTGGTTCGACATCCCCCTGGCATACCCCGGCAAGGCCACACCTGACGGCCCAGTTGTCGCCGGCTTGACGATGGGCGCCTCGCGCGACCAGGCCGTGATCCACATCGATGTCATCGGCGTGGGGGCCAGTCCATACGACTTCTTGATGGAGGCGCGCCAGCAAGTCGTCGGCGTCAATGTGTCGGAGGCCCCAACGGGCACCGACCGATCCGGCCGGTTGCGCTTCCGCAATCTGCGCAGCGAATTGTGGTGGCGCATGCGGGAGGCGCTCGACCCGGTAAACAACACGGGCATCTGTCTGCCGCCAGATCCGCGACTGCTTGCGGATCTCTGCGCGCCCACTTGGGAACTGGTCGGCAGCCTGGTGTACGTCGCCAGCCGCGAGGATATCGTCAAGCGCATAGGTCGCTCACCCGACTACGGCAGCGCATACATCCTGGCGCTGATGGACACTCCTAAACGCGGGCTCTTCTTTGGCATGGACAAGCGCACACGCGGGATGGACTACGACCCCTACGCCTGACGGTGCGCGTGTCCTGACGCGCTAGGGGTAGGGTTCGCGGCATGACGGATAAGCTTACAGCACTCGCCTCGGCCCTTGATTGGGCGGTTGGCGTTGAGGGGATGCTCGCGCAGCGCCCTCAGATTGCCCTCGCCGCGAAGCACCTTGTGCATGGGGGCCTGTACGCGCGAACGGTGCATATACCGGCGGGAACCATGCTAACCGGGGCCATGCTGAATTCCGACAACATCTGCATCGTGTGCGGGGACATCACTGTCACCTCCGGCGCCGAGGTGGTACGCCTGACCGGATACCACACCATTCCTGCCTGCGCTGGGCAAAAGCGGGTTGGCTTCGCGCATTCCGATACCTGGTGGACAACGCTGGTTGCAACCGACTCAACGGACATAAGCGCCATCGAGGATGCCGCGACCTCCGAATCCGACCGACTCCAGACTCGCCAAGTCGAACTACCCAATCAGGAGGCAGCATGTCTTTTGTCATAACGGCCGTCGCAGCAGTGGCCTACACCATCTATAGCGGCGAGCGGTCGGCCAACGCGCAAGACAAAGCGCAGAGGCTAGCTAATGCCAACGCCCTGAAGCAGGAAGACGCTGCCAGCCAGGCGCTGAACCGCGCCAACCAAAAGAAGCCCGACACCATGGCGATCCTGTCTGCCGCGCAGCAATCCGGCAAGCTCGGCGCGTCCGGCACCATGCTGACAGGCGCGCAGGGCGTTGATCCAAACGCCCTTTCCCTCGGCAAAAATACCCTGTTAGGCGGCTGAAGATGACCGACAGTGTCCCCCGCGACAAACTGCTGACCCGTTGGGGGCAGCTAAAGACCGAACGCGCGACGTGGATTCCCCACTGGAAAGAGCTATCCGATAACCTGCTCCCCCGTTCCGGGCGCTTTTTTGTCCAGGATCGAGATAGGGGGCAACGCCGGCACAACAACATCTACGACAACACGGGCACACGCTCGCTGCGCGTGCTGGCCGCCGGGATGATGAGTGGCATGACATCGCCCGCCAGGCCCTGGTTCCGCCTGGCAACGGCGGACACCTCGCTGATGGACTACCAACCCGTCAAGGTCTGGCTGGCGGACGTGACCGACCTGATGCACATGATTTTCCAGCGGTCGAACACCTATCGCGCGCTGCACTCGATGTATGAAGAACTGGGCGCCTTCGGCACGGCCGCGAGCATCGTTGTGCCGGATTTCGGCAACGTGATCCACCACTACAGTCTGACCGTCGGGGAATACTGCATCGCAACGAACTGGCGCGGTGAAGTGAATACGCTTTACCGCGAATTCCAGAAAACGGTGCACGAATTGGTGGGCGAGTTCGGCATCAACAATGTCTCACACGCAGTCAAAAACATGTACGACCGGGGGACGCTGGATGCATGGGTGACGATCGTGCACGCCATCGAGCCGCGCGAAGACCGCGACCCCTCCCTGCGAGATAATCTGAACATGCCGTGGAGGTCGGTCTATTTCGAGCTAGGCGCCAGGCCTGGGCAGTTCCTGCGCGAGTCCGGTTTCAAGGCCTTCCCCGCCCTGGTTCCGAGATGGGCGACATCAGGCGGCGATATTTACGGGAACTCGCCGGGGATGGAAGTGCTGGGGGACGTTAAGCAACTCCAGCATGAGCAGCATCGCAAGGCGCAGGTAATCGACTACCAGACCCGTCCGCCACTGCAAGTCCCGACATCGATGAAAAACCGCGACGTGGAAACCCTCCCCGGCGGCATCACTTATGTGGACTCCGCTGGCGGCAACGGCGGCGGGATCAAGACATCCTTCGAGTCTCACCTCGCACTCGACCACCTCCTGGCGGATATCCAGGACGTGCGCGAGCGCATCAAGTCGGGCTTCTACGCTGACCTCTTCCTGATGCTCGCAAACCAGACGGATGCGCGCATGACGGCGACCGAAGTCGCTGAACGGCATGAGGAGAAACTCCTTATGCTCGGCCCCGTGCTGGAGCGCCTACAGAACGAACTGCTTGATCCCCTGATCGAGATGACCTTCACCGCAATCCTGGATGCCGGGATCGCGCCACCGCCCCCGCCTGAACTACAGGGCCATGACCTGAATGTGGAGTTAGTCAGCATGCTCGCGCAGGCGCAGCGTGCTATCGGCACCAACAGCATCGACCGATTTGTCGGCAACCTGGGCGCGGTGGCGCAGTTCAAGCCAGAGGTGCTTGACAAGTTTGACGCCGATCAGTGGGTTGACGCCTATTCGGACGCCCTCGGCATGAATCCGAAGGTCATCGTGTCCGACGAGCGCGTTGCCGAAATCCGCCGGCAGAGAGCCGAAGCGCAGCAGGCCGCGCAGCAAGCTGCGCTGATGAACCAGAACGCGGACACCGCGCAGAAGCTGGGCAGCGTAGACACCACCAAGCAGAGCGCCCTCACCGACATTACCCACGCATTCAGCGGCTACAGTTAGCCACAAGGAACCTACACCATGCTCACCGCACCGACCCCCTTCATCAACGACCGCAACGACTTCACACCGTTGAATGACGTTGTGTCAGTCACCCCGGCGGATGGCGCCGACCTGACCAAGGGAACCTGCCGCGCGATGATTTTCACCGCAGCCGGCAACATCACCTTCGTCACGGCGGCCGGTTCGACCGTCACCCTGGCAATTAGCGCGGCATGGTTCGGCGTGCAGTACATCCGCGCCAGCCGCATCCTCGCCACCGGCACCACCATTGCCGCCGGCAACGTCTTCGCCTGCTACTGATTGACGGTGCGCGTGTCTCGGAGGCCCGCGCATAGCATTCAGCCATGAGCCACTACGACCCCCTCGATCTACGCAGCCAGGAGAACGCGCAAGCCGATGCGGCATCGCGCGACAAACTGGCAGCGCAAATCGAACTGGACGATTTCAAGTGGCTGATGAGCAGCAAGCGGGGCCGCCGAGTTGTGTGGCGGTTGTTAGAGCGAACCGGCGTTTATCGGTCTTCGTTCACGGGTAACTCAGAAACCTACTTCCGAGAGGGAATGAGAAACGTGGGCCTCATGCTGATGGCGCAGATCCACACGGCGGGGCCTAACCTCTACGCCGCTATGGTGCAAGAACAGGAGCAAGTTAAACATGACTGACACCCTGATTATGGAAGGCGCAAGTTCCCCTGATGCCGACTCTAGTCAAGCCACTGCAACGGCGGGCGCGCAAGCCGCCGTGGAGGCAGCAGGCACGCAGCAGGCGGGCGAAGTTCCCAACGGCGAAGGCGAAAAGTCTTCACCGGACGGCGAGGTAAGCAAACCAGCAGGCGCACCGGATAAATATGAATTCACCGCCCCGGAGGGCCGCGAATTCGATCCGCACGTCATCGCGCAGTTTGCCGAAGTAGCCAAGGAACTGAACCTGCCGCAGGACGCGGCGCAGAAGGTCATCGACAAGATCGCCCCGGCGTTGGCGCAACGCCAGGCCGAACAGATCGAAGCGGCGCATGCGGCGTGGGCAGAGGCATCTCGCGCGGACAAGGATTTTGGCGGCGACAAGCTGAAAACATCCCTGGCTACTGCGCAGAAGGCCCTCGGCGCTTTCGGTACACCTGAACTGCGCACACTGCTGAACGACTCAGGCCTCGGCAATCACCCGGATGTAATCCGGTTTTTGGTCAAGGCCGGCGCGGCAATTAGTGACGACACCTTCGTCGGGGGCAAGCCCAGTTCACCGAACGGGAAATCCCTGGCGGATCGCCTTTATTCATAACCAAGGAGCAACACAATGGCAACACTCGCATCCGGCGCACTCACCCTAGCCGATTGGGCAAAGCGCCTAGACCCGGAAGGAAAAGTCCCCGTCGTCGCCGAATTACTCTCGCAGACCAACGAAGTCCTGGAGGATGCGGTGTTCGTGGAAGGCAATCTGCCGACCGGGCATCGCGTCGTCATCCGCACAGGCCTGCCGACTGCCTACTGGCGCTCGATCAACCAAGGCATCCCGACCAGCAAATCGACCACCGTCCAGGTGGATGAATCGGTTGGCATGCTGGAGGCCTATGCCCGCGTGGACAAGGATCTGGCGGAACTGAACAACAACACGGCCGCCTTCCGCCTGTCGGAAGACACCGCTTTCCTGGAGGCAATGAACCAGGCCCAGGCGCAAACCCTGTTGTACGGCAACCCTTCCAGCGACCCGCGCCAGTACCTCGGCCTGGCCCCGCGTTTCGGCACCATCTCCGGTGCGGGTAATGCGCAGAACATCATCGATGGCGGTGGTGTGTCCACCAACAACACCTCGATCTACCTGGTAGTCTGGGGCGAGAACACGGTCTTCTGCACCTTCCCGAAGGGCAGCAAGGCCGGACTGACGCACGAAGATCAGGGCGTGCTGACTGTCTACGACAGCAACAACAACCCTTACCAGGCCTACCAGACCCACTACCAGTGGAAGAACGGCCTGGTGGTCAAGGATTGGCGCTACATCGTCCGCATCTGCAACATCAACACCGCCAACCTGGTGGCTGAATCCGGCGCTGCCGACATCATCAAGCTGATGTCTCGCGCACTGGATCGCATCCCCAATTTTGGCATGGGTCGCGCTGCGTTCTACATGAACCGCACCGTGTTCTCGATGTTGCGAATTCAGGCCCTGAACAAGAGCCAGAATGCCATCGCCACCCAGCAAGGCCTCAACCAATTCGGCACGCCTCAAGCCTGGACGACCTTCGAGGGTGTTCCCCTGCGTCGCGTCGATCAGTTGCTGAACACCGAAGCCCGCGTCATCTAAGGAGAACAGACATGATCGTAGACAACAACCTCCTGCTGTCTGGCAGCGTGTCTGCCGCCGGTGTTGCAACCGGCCAGACCGTTACCGGCACCGGCAGCTTCCTCTCCACCAACACCGTGGATCTGTCGCAAGTGCGTGATGTTGGCGAGGGCGAGGACATCTATGCCCGCATCCAGGCCAGCGTCGCGCAAGCGGGCGCAACCTCGGTCGAAGTGCAGGTCATCACGGCCGACGATGCCGCGCTGACCACCAACATCAACGTGCTGGCTACCACCGGCCCCCTGGCGATTGCGTCCTGGGGCGTCGGCGCGCGCCAGGCCATCAAGGTGTCTGGGCGATTGAACAACAAGGGCCAACGCTACCTCGGCCTGCGCTACGTCATCGTCGGCACCTCGTCTGCCGGGGCCTTCTTCGGCGACCTCGGTGTCGAGGCGCAAGGTGGTGGCGCGATGTACCCCGGCGGCTTCGCCGTTCTGTAAGGGAGGATCTGAAACATGGCGAAATATCGCGTCTTGGAGAAGTCCTTCATCAACAACATCCTGGTCAACACCGGGGATGTTGTCGAGGTCGAGGGTGAACCATCGGGCAATCTGGAGTTGGTGGTTGAACCTGCCAAGGGGAAGAAGTCCGCCCCGGCGCCAGAAGCTGACGCCCTCGTCTAAACGCCTCACGGCAGCATCAGACTCGGGGGCCGCGTGCCCCCGTTTTTGTTAGGAGTTTGTGGCATGGCCTCCGAAACCGACATCTGCAACCTGGCACTAGCCCACCTCGGGGATACCGCAGCCGTTGCGAGCATTTCCCCGCCGGATGGCAGCGTCCAGGCCCAGCTATGCGCGCGCTTCTACGCTATCGCGCGCGATAGTCTTCTTGAGTCCCACACCTGGGGCTTCGCTACCCGTCGCGCATCCCCCGCCCTTCTCGGCGACGCCCTTCCAGAATGGGCTTATGCCTACGCACAACCCGCCGGGGTGTTGAGCGTCATCGCCATCCTGCCGCCAGGCTCAAGCGACGACTACAGCATCACTCCCGGAGTGCCTTACGCGACCGGCGGCACCTACGTCCCGCAGGCGTTTTCCTGCGAGGTAGACGCGAACGGCAACAACGTGGTCTACACCGACCAGGCTGATGCGCTGATGCGCTTCACCGCCATCGTCACCGATACCAGTAAATTCACCCCGCTCTTCACCCTGGCCCTGTCCTGGCACCTCGCCGGCATGCTCGCCGGGCCGATGCTGAAGGGTGACGCCGGTGCTGCCGAGGCCAAACGCTGCGCCCAGGTCGCGCAGGCCTATCTCGCATCCGCGACTGAGTCCGATGCCGGGCAGCGACGGGTGAGTGCCACCCACAACGTCGGCTGGATGACGGGGCGCTAGCATGGCTAACACCCGCACATTCAAGACTGCCTTCGTCGGTGGCGAGGTATCTCCCGAGATGTTCGGCCGCATCGACGATGCGAAATATCAGAGCGGCATCGCGTTGTGCCGCAACTTCGTCCCGACACCACAAGGCCCCGCCGAGAATCGCGCCGGGTTTGCGTTCGTCCGTGAGGTGAAAGACTCGACCAAGAAAGTCAAGCTGATCCCCTTCACCTACAGCACCACGCAGACGATGGTGATCGAACTGGGCGCCGGTTACTTCCGCTTCCACACCCTGGGCTCCACCCTGCGCTACCTGGGCTCCCTGCCTCACCCTTACGAGGTCAGCAACTCCTATTCCGAGGCCGACCTCTTCGACATCCACTACGTTCAGTCAGGCGATATCCTCACCCTGGTGCATCCGAACTATGCGCCGCAAGAACTGCGCCGGCTCGGCGCGACCAACTGGCAGCTTTCGACGGTAGCGTTCACCCCGTCCATCGCACCCCCTGCGGTACTGGTCACCGGAAACGCGAAGGGGACGGATTACTTTTACCAGTACGTGGTCAGCACAATCGCGGCGGATGGCCTGACCGAGTCGGTCGCGTCGAATCCTGCACAGGGCACCTCGGTAGCCATCTCCTACGCCACAAACGCCAACCCCGGTGTAATGACCACCAGTGTGGCGCACGGGTTGGCCGTGGGGAATTCGGTCTACATCAGCGGTTGCGGCGGCATGACGCAACTGAATGGCAACTACTACGTCGTCAACACCGTACCCACCACCACCACGCTGACGCTGGAAACGCTCGCTGGCGCACCCGTCAGCACCCTGTCCTTTGGTGGCTACACCGCTGGCGGCTCGATCTATCGATCCGGTGTAAAAAACAACCTGTTTGTAACCGGGGGCGCAAACACCATCACATGGGATCCGGTCGCGGGCGCAACAGGCTACAACGTCTATAAGTTCAGCGGCGGCATCTACGGCTACATCGGGCGCACAGTCGGCAGTTCGTTCGTGGACGACAACATTGCCGCCGACCTCGGCAAAACGCCGCACATCTACGAAACGGTATTCAACGCTGCCGGGGAATATCCTGGCGCGGTATCCTATTTCGAGCAACGCCGGTGCTTTGCCGGCTCGGCCAACAAGCCGCAAAGCATCTGGATGACCAAGAGCGGCACAGAATCGGCGATGAGCTACTCGCTGCCGATCAAGGATGATGACCGCATCGCGTTCCGCGTGGCGGCGCGCGAGGCCAACACTATCCGGCACATCGTCCCGTTGACGCAGTTGCTGCTGATGACCAGTTCGGCCGAGTGGCGGGTGTCCCCGCTCAATTCCGACGCCATCACCCCCAGCACCATCAGCGTGCGGCCACAGTCCTATGTGGGCGCCTCTAACGTGCAGCCGGTGGTCATCAACAACACCCTGATCTACGGCGCATCCCGTGGCGGGCATGTGCGTGAGTTGGCCTACAACTGGCAGGCCAACGGTTTCATCACGGGCGATCTGGCCCTGCGTGCGGCGCACCTGTTCGACGGGTATGACGTGGTGGACATGGCCTACTCCAAAGCGCCCTTCCCCCTGGTGTGGTTTGTCAGCACCAGCGGAAAACTGCTCGGCCTGACCTACGTCCCCGAACAGCAAATCGGCGCATGGCACCAGCACGATACCGATGGCGCATTTGAATCCTGCGCAGTCGTGGCGGAATACGACGAGGATGTGCTTTATGTGGTGGTGCGGCGGACGATCAACGGCGCGGTAAAACGCTACGTCGAGCGCCTGGAATCCCGCCGGTTTGACGACACCCACACCGACGCCTTCTTCGTCGATAGCGGACTGACCTACACCGGCGCGCCGACCAGCACCCTCACCGGACTCGGGCACCTGGAAGGCAAGACCGTGAGCATCCTCGCCGACGGTGCAGTGCATCCGCCCAGAGTAGTCACCAGCGGGGCCATCACCCTGGAGCGCACCTCCAGCCTGGTGCACGTCGGGCTCCCCATCGAGGCGGACATCCAGACGCTCCCACTGGTGGCCCAAATCGATGCGTCATTCGGTCAAGGGCGCGCGAAGAACATCAACAAGGTATGGCTGCGCGTGTTCCGTTCGAGCAGTGTTTTCGCGGGGCCGGATGCCGCGCATCTTGCTGATGTCGGCCCCCGCAGGAGCGAGTCCTACGGTACTGCGCCCGCGATACGCAGCGAAGAAATCACCTTGCTCATGCCCCCGGCATGGCAGTCCGATGGGCAAATTTTCGTTCGGCAGTCAAACCCGCTGCCAATCACTCTAGTGTCCATCGCTGCGGAAGTAGCGATGGGGGGCTAACCGAGGAGCCAATATGGCCGTTACGCCGCAGCAAGTAGGCAGTTTTTCCATGTACGCCGGCCTGGCCGGTATGGCGACGCAGGCAATCGGCAGCTTCTACTCAGCCAAAAGCCAGAAATCCAGCCTCAAGTTCCAGGCCGCGATGGCCGAGATCAACGCCCGCTCTGCGGAACGCTCTGCGCAGTCGGTAATGCTGCGCGGGCAAAGGGAAGTCGGGAATCTCACCCTGAAAGCCGGTCAGCTTAAAAGCACCCAACGCGCCTCGATGGCGGCCAACGGGATCGACATTGGCGAGGGCAGCGCGGCCGAGCTACAGGCCTCCACCGACCTGATGAAAGAGATCGACGTGATGACGATCCAGGACAACGCGACCCGTGAGGCCTGGGCACACCGCACGCAGGGCGTCAACGCGCAAAACGAGGGGGTAATGGCGCGCAGCGCGGCTGGCTCCATCAGCCCATTCGGATCGGCTGCGGGGTCACTGCTCGGCAGCGCCGGCAGTGTGGCGAGTTCGTGGTATGCGCTAAACAAACTCGGCGCGCTAAACGGCACGCCTTTTGAGATGAAGGGTTGACCGTGCCAAAAGTCCCAACCTACGACAACTTCCAGGCCACAACGACGGCCTCGCCCGACGTGCAAGTGCGCGCGCCTTTACTCCCTGACACCGCCGGCAAGGTCGCGCAGCAACTCGGCCAGGGATTGCAAAGCGTGGGATCGACATTGGCTAAAGAGGCCGCCGACATGCAGGCCACCATCAACGAGGCACAAGTCTCCACGATGGACGCGCGATACGCCGATGCTATCCGTGCGGGTTTGTACGACCCGGAGAAAGGCTTCTTGGCAGCCAAGGGCGCGGACGCCATCTCTCGCCGGGATGCCGCAGTGAGCGGCGTGCAGGATATCCAGAAGGCCATCGAGAAAGACGCGCAGAACGACGCCCAGCGAGAATTGTGGAGCAAGGTATCCGCCACACGTCGGCAGGCCGCATTGAACAAGATCGATGAGCATACCGGCGCGCAGGTTGTCGCCTTCCGCGAGACAGCAAGCCTTGCCCGCGCTTCCAGCCTTGCCCAGGACATGGTGGTCAACGCCGCCGGGGCATCCATAACCGGCAGCCAGTTCGGCGTCGCGCACGCCACTTTCCTGCATGAATTACAGCAGCAGGCGCAGCTAAAAGGCCTCGGTGGCGCCGAAACCGACAGCAGCAAGCAGTACGTCCTCACGGGCACCACCGCTGCGCACGCCAATGTCATCTCCGACCTTTTAAGCCGAAACAATCCAGAAGGGGCAGCCGCGTATTTCACCGCCCACATCAAGGAAATCGACCCGACAAAGCAGGATGCGCTGCGCAAGGCCGTCCAGGAATCCAGCCTGGACACCCGCGCGTTCGACCTGGTCAACACCGCGCTGGCGGGCGCGAACGGTGACTATGGCGCAGCGATGAAGACCATCCTGGCAGTGAAAGATGGAAAGCTCGCCAGGGGGGCGGAGGAGGAACTACACCGCCGGCAGACTTACGACCGGCTTGCCAACGCCGAAAGAGATGAAAAGCTATATGGCTCCGGGAGGCTACTGGTGGAACAGGGCAAGGCCTGGAAAACCGTCGGTGCAAGTGAGCAATACCGTGGGCTCTCGGACGGCAAAAAAGCCGAGTTGAAGAACTATTACGATACCCACCAGCGCGAACTGCGGGCCATCGCTGGCGCCGGAACCAGCAAGACCAACCCGGAGGTCTACCAGGATCTATACAACAAATACTCCGATGATCCGAAGGCCTTCGCCGAGATGGACTTGGCGCCCTACTTCGCCAAGCTCGACCAGGCCGACCGCGAGACTTTCATCAAGCTCCGGGGTGATTTACGTTCCGGCAAGAAGAAATCTGCCGAGGCGGCAAACGAGTCGCAGCAAATATCCAGTTACAGCAAGACGATCAAGGGCGCGGCCGAACAGGCAGCATTCACGCAGGCTGCCCACACCGCCATTCAGGCAAAAATCGACGCGGGTGAGCGGGTGGACTACACCATCCGAAAAAACATCCTTGACGATCTGATCCTCCTACGCAATCCCGGCATGCTCCGCAGCAACACACCCGGCTACAAGCTCACCCCGGAGGAGCGGAAGGCGCTACCGATCAAGATCCCGGAAATCGAATTGCGCGAAATCATGTCCGCATTTGAAAAGCGCGGAAAGAAACCGACCGATGAAGAAATCCAGGCCAAATACCGTCAATGGAAGGGGTTGAAGTAATGGGCAGCTTTGAAGAATTTCTTGCGCGGGATGACGAACACGAACGTGCACTGGCGCGCATCCGCGCAACGACGGGCACAAACCCCGACCAGTTTGCGAATACGCTGAACCTGTCCCGGCAGACCGGGCTGCCCATTCCGACGGTGATGGGTCGCACGCCCGAGGCACAGGCCATCGCCAACGGCAACAAGGCGAGCGAACTGCTGAACCTGTTCCCGTCGCTGGCAAAGCACACCGAAGACCCGAACTTCCTGCGAGTCGCACACGATGACCTCGCCACACTCGGGCCTATCGCCGAGAGCCCCCTATTCAAGAAAACGCCCGTCCCGGAATTGCGAAAGGGTTACGGCTTCGCGCAGGCCTCCGCCGACTACATGGCCGCCGAACGCCGGCGCACGCAGCAGACCAACGCCTACCTGGACAGTCTGGCAGAGAGCGCGCAGGCGCTGCGGGATGCCAAGCAAGGCGCGCGCGGCCCGGTGGAGAATAGCCTGCGCGCTTTCGCCTCCAGCGCACCCTTGATAAACGAGAGTGTATGGGGCGCGTTGCAGAGTGTCTCCGATACAGTGTCGAGCATCACTAGCCCCCTGGTGGGCTCGCTTTTGCCTGAAGACCCGGCAGCGCGCGCGTCGGAGTTTTTCGCCGCACAAAGGCACGCGCAGCAGGCCCTGAAAAACGAGCTTATGACGCAAAGCGATGACCCGATTGTGGCGGGCTATTACTCGGGGCTGCAATCCCTCGGCCAAAACCTTGTGACGCTGCCGCTCGCCGTAGTGACGGGGAACCCGAGCATGGCGTTGGCCCCCATGACCGGCACGGTGTACGGCCAGTCATATGGTGATGCGAGCGATGCAGGGCGCGGGGTGCTGACATCGATTAACTTCGCGGCAGTGCAGGCGATGGTGGAGTACTTCACCGAGAAAAACCCGGTTAACGTGCTGCTGAAAGACCTGTTCGCCGGGGCATCTTTGCTAAAGGTGCTGGCCAACCAGGCAATGAGGGAAATCCCCGGCGAACAGGTGGCGACCCTGCTGCAAGATCTAAATGAGTGGGCCGTTCTCCACCCGGAGAAGACGCTAAAAGACTACGCAGATGCCCGCCCAGACGCGTTCACTCAGACCCTGGTGGCGACACTGGTCGGCGTCGGCGGGCAGGTTACCGTCCTGAAGGGCATAGGCAGCATTGCGAACCGTGGGCAGATAAAAGCCGACAAAGCCGATCAGGGCGCCGAACTACTTGGCAAGCTGGGCGAGGCCTCGGCGGCCAGCAAGACGCTGGCGCGCGACCCGCAAAGCTTTGAGCAGTTCATCGCCCTCGCAGCGGAGGATGGCCCCGTGCGCGATGTGTATATCGATGCGGGGACGTTGATGCAGTCCGGTCTGGGCGGCGAGCTAATCAAGGCCTCGCCCTCTGCCGCCGCGCAGTTTGACCACGCAATCGCATCGGGCGGGCAGATCGCAATCCCCGTCGAGGAATACGCGGCGCGCGTCGCCCCGACTGAACTCGGTCAAAGCCTGATCGATCATGTGCGCACAGACCCCGACGGGTTCACCCGTGCGGAGGCGCAAGAGTACATGCAGACGCAGGGTGAGGCACTGCAACGCGACATCGAAAAACTGCTGACGGATAAGCAAGTCGATGAGGTTTTTACAACCAGTCGCAACGCCGTCAAGCAAACCTTGCTGGAAAGTTTGAACACCACCAACCGCTTCACACCGGCAGTCAACGAGGCCAACGCCACCTTGATTTCCAGCTATGCCGCCGTGCGCGCGGCAGACCTGGGCATCACCCCGGAGGCATTTTTCCAGCGGCACATGCTCAAGGTGGTTGCGGAGAACGTCGGGAACCCGCAGTCCAGCCATCTACAATCAGACTATGAAGTACAACCTGACACCCCTAACAACCTGCCTATCGACGGGGCCGCATTGCGCGATCTACGACGTGCAGCCGCAGGACTCGAAGCGCCCGAGAAGGGCATCACCTTCCGCGTCGATGAAGAGGGCCGCGCCGTCGTTACCGGCCCGGCCCGCGTCCGTGTTCCCGCTAGATTCCAGAAGTTTGCCAACGACAACGGCCTGACGCTCGCCGTTCGGCGCGGGCCATCTAGTGGGCTAGACGGTGGGCGGGGGCTGGATCAGGTAACCACCCCAGTGGGCGACAATTTCGGCACGGCCATGCCGCTCGAGCATCGTGAGTCTGGCGCGTTGTATTTCGGCGAAATTGGCAATCTTCCGGGTGACGGCCCTGCCTACCTTGACCGCACGGGCAAGACGCTGTTTCAGCCCCTCACCACGATGGTGCCCACCGTGAAGGGAACCGTGCCCGACCACGATTTGGTGCAAGTGCCTGGCTACACCGAAGCGTCCGCGCCAGGTGGCGAGGAGGCGCTGGACAAGAACACGGCGCTTTTCAACAAGCACACGCAAACCGTCGCCAAGGAAGAAAAGCGCGGCTATGACTCGATCAACGCGGAGGGAGCCACCCCGCACGAACGCGCGGAGTCGATCATCACGCAGATGGTGCGCAACCTGCACTCCATTTTCGACTCACTCAGCGAGGACATCCGGCAGCGGTCGCGCCTGTGGTACGACGGCGCAAACAGAATCTCGCTGGCGTTTGCCAAACGCTACGGCCTGACACCCATGCAGGCGGCGGCGCAGCTTGCGGTCACCTCGCCGCAGACGGACTGGCGGATGAATGTCTCCTATGTCGAGCGCATCAACGACATCCTGGCGCATCGCCAGGATTACCGCTGGGACGCCGACATGGAGAAGTGGGCAACCGACTGGATGACCAACTCGGAGGAGAGCCGCCAGACGGAGGCAGCCAGGAAGGCGGCTGCGGTCAAGGAGGCCAGCAAGGAACTGGCGCGGGTACAGAAGGCCGTGCCGAAGGCGCAGGTCACGCTGGACAAGGTCAGCGCCCAGACGGAAGTCAAACTGGCGGCGCATGACGCCAAACTGCTCGACCTGAAGTCGGCGCTGCGGGATGCGAAGGTGGCGCTGCGCCTGGCGGAAAAAGGCGGGGCCGCACGCGAGACAAAAGCGGCGGCGAGCGCCGTGGCGAAGGCCGAAAAGGCCGTCGGGGTAGAAGATTCCAAACGCAACGACACGGTCGCCGATCTACGCAAGGCGAAGGCCGACGTGCGCAAGGCGCAGACGGTCGTGCGCCAGGCGGAAAAGGCCTTGATCGAGAAGCAGGAATCGGCCGCCGTTATCGACCCGAATGTCGCCGTGCAGGACAGAGTGCGCGGCAAGAAGCTCAACGAACTCACCGACGACTTTGCGCGCGCCTGGTTCGTGCGCGCCTACGATGAGGCGCACAACCCCCGCTCCTTCCGCGACGTTACGCCAGAGGGAGGGTTCCTCGGCAACGTGAAGCTTGACGACGGCGTCAAGGACGATTCCCTCGCCTGGAAGTCGTTCAACCCCATCGCAAAAGCCATCTCGATCTATCGGGATGGATCGGTTGACAACGTCCATCACATGCTCGGAAAAGAGCATAAGGTGCGCAACTTCTACAACAACATCTATGCGCCGGATTCCGAGCATCCGTTCGTCACCAGCGACACCCACCAAGTCGCGGCCAATCTGTTCTTGCCGCTGGGGGCGTATGCGCTTGAGGTGGAGCAGAATTTCGGTGGCACCGGCACCAAGTCCCTTGGCACGAAAGGCCTGAACGGCACTTATTGGTTATACGCGGAAGCGGTGAAGCGCGCCGCAGAAGCCAGGGGGGTGCGCCCGCGCGAAATGCAGTCGATTTCGTGGGAGGCCATCCGGTCACTGTTCAGTCCGTCATTCAAGGCGAACCAGGACAACGTCAATCAGGTGCGCGATATTTGGGTAAAATACCATGCAGGAGAGCAGACCTATGACGACACCATCAGACAAATCGTTGACCTTGCCGGCGGGTTCAAAGATCCAGCCTGGGTGGGAGTACGACCCGACAGTGCAGATGCTCCTGAAGCTGGGGCATCCAGTTACGAAAGCGGCGTGGCTTTCCCTGAACTACGGGACAAGCGAGCCGGATCTGAGCCAGGAACCGGAAACGCGAGCGATGCTGGCCGATATGTTCCCGGAGGACTAAACACCGGCGGCGTGCTTTACCAGGGCGAGGTCGCCGACCTCCTGGTGCAGCACAACCTGACGGCAGACAACCTGCTGCACGCCGTCAAGATGGGCGGCATTGCGGTGCCCTCCCTGGCCGTGGCGCAGAAGGACAACCCCCTGCACGGGTTTGGCGAAATCACCCTGCTCGGCTCGAAAGACATGGTTGACCCGAAGGGGTATGCCAAGGCGCAAGTTTTCGGGGCGGACATCTACTCGCCGCGCTACCCGAAGGTGAACTACAAAACAACGGATAAGCAAGCGCGCACGCTGGTAGCCGAGTTCAAGCAGGGCGAGCAGGAAACAGGCAGCAGGATCGATCTGGATGAATTTGAGTCTAGCGGGCGCAGCGCCCTAATCAATTCCCCCGCCGTGATGTGGCAGTTCCTCACCGAGAAGAACATCACACCCGACATCGTCATGCAGCCAGCGTTTGACGCCAACGAACGGCGAAGACTGGTCAACGCAGGCTTCGAGAAGTTTTTCGGCATGCAAGACCATCAGGACTTGATGTGGAATCCTGAGTTCCAGGCATTAGTCGTCGCCGACTTGTCGCAGCAATACAAAAAGGCGGGGCTGGAAAGCCTGATCCCCGACCTTGAAAAGCATCCAAAAAACGCATCCGTAAAATATGCGTACCAGATGAAGAAGGTCAACGCGCCCGCAACGGTTGACGACTATCAGACGCGGGACGCTTTGCGCGCCCAGATACGAGGCAACCTGACGCAGGAGTTTGATGACTATGTCGATGGCAAGTTTGCCGCCATCGGCGCAACGGAAAGAATCTTCCAAGGGTTCACCGACTCGGGCAATCGCCGGTATACGCCGCACACGCTCGACAACGTGGTCAAGATCCTGAAGAAGGAACTGCGCGGAGGGGAGGGTTTCAACTACGGAGTGGGCACGATCCGCTCGAAGTACACCCCGCAGTTCAAAAGCATCGAGCAAATCCGCGCAGCAAAAGGCCGGCTGATCGACGGGAAGGCATTCGATGCGGTCAAGAAGGAGATCGGCGAAGAGTTTGACTCGCTTACCTCGTCGTTGAGCAGTTACCACCCCAACGGCCGGGAATTCAGCTTCACCGACTCAACCTCGCAAATGATGTACGACGCCGCCACGATGGGCCTGCCGCGCGCTTTGCGCGAGAACGGCTTCGAGAACGTGCCGAGTGACGTGCAGCAGAACGTCGCGGATTTCCTGGGCAAGCTCAAGACGCTGCCAACGGAATACTTCGAGGCGAAGATTCTGCGCGAGGTCGACCTGGCCGAATTCTCCGGTGCGGTTGTGCCGGAGGGCACCTCGCAGAAGGTCATCGATGCGCTGCGTGCGCGCGGCGTGGTAGATATCAAGACCTACACGAAGGGGAACGAAGCCGACAGGACGGCGAAGATCGGCGAATTCGCCCACCTGTTCTTCCAGAACAAGCAAGCCTCGCGCGGCAGCTTCAACCCGGCAACCGGGGTGATGGCCTTGCTGAAGGGGGCCGATCTATCCACCTTCCTGCACGAATCCGGCCACTACTTCTTCGAGACTGACATCACGGTCGCGGCGCAACTGGTGGTCAAAGCGCGCACGGAGGCCCTCACGGCGGGTGAACAGAAAATCGTCGATGACGTTTCCCGCCTGATGACCTGGCACGGCATCCAGGGCGACATCGGCGCGCAGATCGACCAGTGGCACAACATGCCTTTCGAGGAAAAACGCGCCTACCACGAACGCACGGCCGAATCCTTCGAGCATTACCTGTTCAGCGGTGAATCGCCCAGCATCGAACTACAACCCTATTTCCAACGCTTCCGCGCCTGGTTGACCAGCGTCTACAAATCCGTGCGCGACTTCCTTGCCGGGCATCCTGAAGCGGGCACGCTCAATCCTGAAGTGCGCGGCGTATTCGACCGCATGCTGGCGAGCAATGAGGAAATCGCCCTGGCCGAACAAGCGCGCAGCATGTTCCCCCTGTTCGCCTCGCCGGAGCAGGCCGGCATGACGCCGGAGGCCTTCGCCGCGTATCACGGCATGGGAGTCGCGGCTACTGCGGAGGCCATCCAGGAACTCCAGGCGCGCGGCCTGCGCGATTTGCAGTGGCTTAAAAACGCCCACGGGCGCGAGGTGAAGCGCCTGCAAAAAGAATCCCGTGGTAAGCGCGCGGAAGTGCAGATGTCCGTGCGCACCGAAGTGATGAGCCAGCCTGTCTATCGGGCCTGGGCCTTCCTTACCGGCAAGCTCGGGCCAGACGACATGACCGCGACGCAGCTTGCCCAGGCGCAATACCGTGCGGAACTCTCTGCCTGGAATGCCGCGCGCAAAACGGCGGCGGCGCAGGCCGAGAAGGACGCCGAGAAAACCTTATGGGATAGCTCGCCAGCCGGTCAGACGAAATACCGCAAGGCGCACACCCAGGAGAAGGCGCGCGCGAAGTTCAAGCGCGACCATGCCGAAGACCTCGCCGCGATGGCGGCTGAAACAATCGAGGCCTGGGGCAAGGCCAACCCGAAACCGAAAGACCCAACCGCCCGGCCTAAGACTGACCCCAACAGTGTGGATGAGGCGCGCGACTCTCTGTTCACCGCCATCGCCAAGCTGGGCGGCATCCAGCGCGATCAGATCAAATCTGAATGGGGCTACACCGACAAGATCGACAACCCGGTATTCGGCAAGCCTGTGGCGCGCAAGGAGGGCGGACTGACCATCGACGGCATGGCCGAGTCTCTGAGCCAGTACGGCTACCTAACGCTGGACGAGAACGGCAAATGGGATCTGCATGACTTCGAGGAAAAATTCGGCGAAGAATTGCGGGGAAATGCCCAATTCTCGAGTTATTTTGAGCCCGAGTTTGAAAATAGCGGCGGCATCATCAATCCCGCCGGTCTGACTGCCGCGCGCCTGGAGGAGAGCAGCATCCCGAACGATCTGCGCGCGCAGCTTGACGGCAAGAAGATGACGGCCAAAGAAGGCCTGCAACCCGATATCGTCGCCGACCTGATCGGCGGTTTCACGTCCGGCGATGAGATGCTGCGCAGTCTGGCTGATGCGGAAGATCCACGCACGGTGATCGAGGGCATGACCGACCAGCGCATGCTGGAGCAGTACGGCGATCTATCCAGCCAGGACGCCATCGAGCGCGCGGCCGACAAGGCCATCCATAACGACGCCAGGGCGCGCATGGTGGCGACCGAACTGTCGGCACTGGATCGTGCGTTGCAAGTGAAGCAACCAGCGGTTGGCCCGAACGGCAAGCCGCGCAGCTTCAACGTCCTGCCCGCTGCGGCGAAGTCCTTCGCTGCCAGCATGATTTCCCGCCTGAAGATCCGCAACGTGCGGCCTAGCCAGTACAGCAGTGCCGAAGCGCGCGCAGCCAAAGGCGCAGACAAGGCGCACCGTGCCGGGGATATCGCCCAGGCCGCCGCCGAGAAGCGCAACCAGATGGTGAACATCTACGCCGCACGCGCTGCGCACGAAGCCCTGGCCGAAGTGGATAAGGCCTTGCGCTACTTCAAGCGCCTGGACTCGGCCGCCGGGCGGAAGGCCATCGACGCCGATTACAGTGACCAGATCGATGCCTTGCTGGAGCGGTTCGACTTGCGCAGCGGGCAGTCGCTGAAATCTATCGACAAGCGCATCGCCCTGGCGAAGTGGCTCGAGGCGCAGCGCGATGCCGGCCTTGATCCCGAGATTCCGCCGGAACTGGAGAACGAGGCCTTCCGCAAGAGTTACAAGGAGATGTCCGTCGAGGAATTCCGGGGACTGGTCGATACCGTCAAGCAGATCGAACACCTCGGCCGGCTCAAGCGCAAGTTGCTGACCTCGCGCGACCAGCGGGAATACGAGGCAATCCGCGACGAGATCGTGGACAGCATCAACGCGCACGCGGGCGACCGGCAAGCGAATACGCGCACACCTACCACGCGCATTGGTGAGATGGCGCTGGGCATGCGCCAGTTCTGGGCGGCGCACGTCAAGGTTTCATCCTGGGCACGCATCATGGATGGCGGCAAGGACGGCGGCCCGGTGTGGGAGTTTCTGGTGCGTAACGCCAACGAGCGCGGCGACCAGGAGGTCAGCATGCGCGCAGCCGCAACGCAACGCCTGACGGCCATCCTGGCCCCGGTGTTCAATCTCGGCAAGATGGGCGGCAAGGGCACATTCTTCCCCAGTATTAATACCAGTTTCAACCGGGAGGGACGCATTGCGGTCGCGCTTAACTGGGGCAACGAAGGCAACCGCCAACGCTTGCTCGGGGGCGAGGGATGGACACCGGAACAGATCCTGCCAGTGTTGCAATCCCTCTCGGTTACCGAGTGGAGCGCCGTGCAGGCGATTTGGGATCATGCCGAAGGGTATCGCCCCCTGATTGCCGCCAAGGAGCGCCGCGTTTACGGCAAAGAGCCAAACTGGGTGGAACACTCGCCCTTCAGCCTTACCCTGGCAGACGGCACCACTATCGAGATGCGCGGCGGCTACTACCCAATCCGACCTGACCCAAGGGCAAGCCAGCGCGCGGAGGAGTATGCCAGCGCGGAAGACGCGAAGCGCCAGATGCAGGGGGCTTACACCTCGGCAACCACGCGGCGCAGTTTCACCAAGTCGCGCGTCGAGGAGGTCAAGGGCCGGCCGTTGCTGTACTCCCTCGCGGGCATGTACTCCGGCGTCAACGACGTGATCCACGATCTGACCTGGCATGAGTGGCTGATCGACGCCAACAGACTGCTGCGCTCCAACAGCATCGATGCGGCGATTCGCACGCACTACGGCCCCGAAGTGAAGCACCAGTTCAAGACCTGGACGCAGGACATCGCGGATGGCGGGCGCAGCGTTGCCTTCGCCGGTGAACAGGCCATCAGTAGACTGCGCCAGGGGGTGAGTGCGGCAGGCCTGGGATTCAACGTGATGAGTGCCTTCATGCAGCCTCTGGGCATCACTCAGTCCATCGTGCGCGTGGGCGCGCCATGGATTGGTCGCGGCATTGCGCGCTACCTGTCCAGCCCGCTGGGCCTGGCGAAGGAGGTCAACGCCAAGTCCACCTTTATGGCAAACCGGGGGCGCACCCGCTTCCGCGAACTGAACGAACTGCGCAATCAGGTGCAGGATGAAAGCGCGACGCGCGCCGCCATCAACAACGGGCGCTTCTACCTGATGCTGCGCTTCCAGCAGATGGTGGACTTCCCGACCTGGCAGGGGGCTTATGAGAAAGCACTCTCCGAAGGCAACGATGAGGATCGGTCTATCAGCCTTGCCGACCAGGCCGTGATTGATGCGCAGGGGTCAGGCTCGGAGAAAGACCTCTCGGGAATCGAGCGCGAGCGCCACGTCAAGCTGTTCACCGTGTTCTACAGTTTTATGAACACGGCCCTGAACGCGGGCGTGGTGAAGACCATGGCGGCCAATACGCCTGCCAAGAAGGCCCGGCTGGCGGCGGACTACGCACTGCTCTACGTCGTCCCTGCCGTGCTGGGGTACGCGCTCAAGAATGCTGTGCAGCCAGGGGGTGACGACGACGAATGGGACTGGGAGAAGTTGCTCGGCAAATTGGCGGCGGCGCAACTGGACTACCTCATGGGCCTGATGGTGGTGGTGCGGGAATTCGCCGAAGCAGGGAAGTCGCTGATCGGTGCGGAGGGTTTCGGTCACGATTACTCCGGCCCGGCGGGGCTGCGACTGGTGGCCGACGCCGGCAAGCTTGCCAAGCAGACGATGCAGGGTGAGTTCGACGACGCTTTCCGCAAGGCCTCGATTAACGTCATCGGCGACCTGTTCGGCCTCCCTGCGGCGCAGGCTAACCGCACTATCACTGGGGCGGAGGCCCTGTCGGAGGGCACCACCAACAACCCGGCCGCGCTGGTGTTTGGCTACCGCTAACGGTGCGCGTGTCCGCTGCCGGCGGGGGTAACCTGCCGGCAGTATTTCAGAGGTGCGGCCATGACTATCAGTAGTGAAACCCGAGTAGCCGGCCCTTTCACCGGCAACGGGATAACGCAAGACTTCCCGTTCAGCTTCAAGGTCTTCTCTGCCGGCGATTTGCGCGTGGAAATTGTGGATACCGCTGGCGCGGTAACGCTACTCGCACTGACATCGGACTATACCGTCGCGCTCAACGCCAACCAGGAGAGCAACCCTGGCGGCACGGTAAGCACCTACGCCATGCTCGATTCGGGGTGGACGTTGACGATCACCACGGATATGCCGTTGCTGCAACCCGTCGCGCTGACTAGCTACGGCGGCTTCTTCCCCGAGGTTATCAACGACGCGCTGGATCGGGTCACGATCCAGATGCAGCAACTCAAGGAAGCCATCTCAGACACCGTAGGGCCTGCCGGCCCACCTGGCGCAAACGGGTCTGGCGTCCCCGCCGGTGGGGACGCCCGGCAATTACTCATCAAGAACAGTGCCACCGATGGCGATGTCGGCTGGAGCAGCACCACGCTGCTTGGCTATTCGGGGGTGAATTTCGGCAACGCCTACTCGCTGGGAAACGTCAACATCTCCAGCGAGAACAACGTCGTCATCGGTGAGTACGCGGCCTCCCGCAACTACTTCGGCACGGTCAACGAATCCGTGATGATTGGCGCGTTCGCCGGGAATGCGCTTGATGCGGCGCTAAATGTGCCCGTTGGCCGGTGCGTGTTTATTGGCTACGACGCGGGCGACCACAACAGTGGCAACAACAACATTGCCATCGGTTACGCTTCCGGTGGATACAGCACTGGCTCGAACAATATCGCCATCGGTGCGTGCGATACGATGTGGGCGGTGAGCAACTCCGTCACCATCGGCGGCGGCACCGGCGCGACCTCGGAAGCGGACACCGTCAAACTCTACGCCGGGGCGGGCGTTGTCCGCCTCAAGGTCAACGCCACCGGCCTCTACGTCAACGGCAGCCTGGTATCAGGCGGCGGCGGCAGTGGCACCGTCACCTCCGTCAACCTCACCGCGCCAGCCGCAGGCATCACCGCATCAGGCGGGCCTATTACCGCATCCGGCAGCATCACCCTTGCGCTGGCGAACGACCTCGCCGCCGTCGAAGGCCTGGCCGCTACCGGCATCGTTCGGCGCACGGCCACCGATACCTGGAGCGCCGGCACTGCGGTCGGGCTAACCACCGAAGTCACCGGCACGCTGCCGGTTGCCAATGGCGGCACTGGCGTCACCACCTCAACGGGTTCCGGCGCGGGCGTACTGTCCACCTCCCCCACCCTGGTGACGCCGGTTCTGGGCACGCCCACCTCCGGCACCCTGACCAACTGCACAGGCCTGCCCGTTGGCGGCATCACCGGCACACTGCCGGTTGCCAATGGCGGCACCGGAGCCACCACCTCAACGGGTTCCGGCTCGGGCGTACATGCCACCTCGCCGACTCTAGTCACCCCACTGCTAGTCACCCCACTGCTCGGCACACCCACCTCCGGGGTACTCACCAACTGCACCGGATTACCGCTCACCACCGGCGTCACCGGCAATCTGCCGGTCGCCAACCTGGCCGGCGGCAGCGGAGCCAGCGGCACCACCTACTGGTGCGGCAACGGCACCTGGGCCACGCCAGCCGGTGGCGGCGGAAGCGTCCCCGACTACCTCATCCACAACCTCGCCGGAGTTCTCTAAATGGCAGCCACACCCGCATACGCAGCAACCCCCAACGCCGCGATGGCGCAGATCGCCACCGCCAACACCGCACGCGACGGCACCGGCACCCTTGGCACGCTGGTCACTGGCGCCGCTAGCGGCACCCGCGTTGACGACATCTACATCACCGCCGCCGGCACCACCACCGCAGGCGTCGTGCGGATGTTTATGAGTGACGGCACCAACCACCGGCTGATCCAGGAAGTTATGATCGCCGCCATTACTCCCAGCGCAACCACGCCCGTCTGGTCGATGTTCCTGCCTAATCTCGGCATCCTCCTGCCCAGTGGTTGGAGCCTGCGGTTTAGCACCAACAACGCGGAGGCCTTCAACATCGTGATGACGCGAGGAGGCAACCTGTAATGAACGAAGGCATCTTCGGCGAATCCTACGGCGCGCCGCTGCGGGCCGAACGTGTCCGCTTCAAAACCGGCCAGGGGGCCGCGCAGTACATGGGCGAGGCGTTGGTGCTGAAAACCACCGACCAGGTCTCGGGCCAGGTCAACCGCTACAAAGGGTCAGCTACCGCGGACATTGACCGCTGCGATCTGGTGCTGCCCCTGCCGATCACTGTCGGCCGTGCGGGGCAATCCATCGCCGGGCCTGGCGCGATATCCGTGCAGGTGCCCGATGGTGGTCCTCCCGGCGGGAACGTGCGCGGATTCGGCGCGGTTGACCTGCAAGCCCGCCGCAGTGCGGCAACCCAGGTCGCCGCCGGGTTATTCAGTTTTGTAGTGGGTTCGACCAATACCGCAAACGGCAACTACGCAGTCGCACTGGGGAACGGCAACAACGCCAGCAGTGGCGGAAGTGTCGCTATAGGTGCCGGCAATACCGCAACGGCCGCTGCAGACACCGCCATAGGTATAAGCAACACCGCATCGGGCGGCGCAAGCACAGCAATCGGCAGCAGCAACGCGGCCGGTGGAATGAGTGCCGTGGCGCTGGGTGAAGGCAACAGTGTCGGTGGTCAACGCAGTTTTGCAGCGGGTTACGGCAACAACGCAAACGGCTCCGCTAGCGTGGCGCTGGGGCATATGTCTGACTCCAATAGCATCGGTGGAAAATTTACGATGGGCTGCGTGCCCGCCTCACAAGGCTCGGCGCAGACGGGGCTTGTCACCTTATCCGCCAACTCCACCAGCGCGACCCCCGTGGTGCTGACATCCAGCCAATCCGCTGCATCCAGTGTCAACCAACTCGTCCTGCCCAATAACGGCGCGCAGGCCTTCATGGGTGTCGTCGTCGCCCGCCAGCAGGGCGTGGGCGGCACCGCATCGGCCGCCTGGAAGGTCGAAGGCCTGATCCGCCGTGAGGGTAGCGCCGCCACGACCGTCCTGGTTGCTAACACCGTCACCGCCATCAGCAATGCGCCTGGATGGGCGCTGGCTCTTACAGCAGACACCACCAACGGCGGCCTGGCCGTCACTTTCACCGGCGCGGCAGCAACAAACACCCGTTGCACAGCATCACTGCACACCTCCGAAACCCTCTACTAAAGGACATATCATGGCCCTACTACTCTGCCTTGCCGCCGCTGGCAACCCAATCGGTGTGGAATTCCCCGCCGCCTACGCCCGCATCGAGCGTGCTGTCATCACCCGACTGGGTGACACCGCGCCCAAGCACTTGCTGGATCTGAACGTGTACTTCTACGCCACCGAGCCAACAGAGCGCATGCAGTCGGTGACCCAGCGCCAGTACAGTGTGCCGCTGCCGGAACTACCGCTCGACACTAGCCTCCAGGCCGCCGCCTACGCCTACCTGGCGACACACCCCGACTTCGACGGCGCAGTGCCGGCATAGTCATGCGGGTCTTGCAGATCGCCATCGCGCTGGATCAACTCGTCAACACCCTGCTTGGGGGCTATGCGGACGAAACGATGAGCGCCAAGTCCTACCGCTGCCGGCATAACTCCGGCATGCGCTGGCTGGCCTACCGCAGCATCAACGCACTTTTCTTCTGGCAGGAAGACCACTGCCATTCGGCGTTCGACTCCGAGAAGCTGCGCGCGCATTTCCCCATCGAATACCGACTCTGACACCCATGAACCGCCGCCAAAGCGACCACGAAAGCAACACCAAAGCGGCCATCCTTAAATCCATATCCGATTGCAGCGACGACAACATGCGTGCCGTCCTGTTGCTCATGCTGGCCGTGCTGGAGGAGATTGGCAGCAAGATCGATGCGGTGATGAGTGATGAGAAGGCCATCCGGGAAATCGTCTTGAACGGCCACACCGCCGTGCATGACGACGACCACGAATGGATTGCCCAATTCCGCGACACCCGCCCAGGCGGGAAGTGCGCCTACGTTCTACGGATGGAACAGGCCGAAGAAACCGCAGCGCGCAGCAAGCGCAAGGTGGGGGAGGAAGTGGTAAGCAAGGTGCTGGTTTCCGCGCTTTCCATACTCGCCACCCTGTTGCTGATGGGCGCATCTAAATGGATGGGACTCTGATGATCCTGATAATGGATTACTGGATGGGCCGCGACTCCAAGTATCGCGGCGAGCTAACCGGCGAGATACGCGCCAACGCTGACGATCTGCTGCGCCGGGTGAATACCCTGTTTGATCTGGCCGGCTGGCACCTTGAGCGCAACCCGGAAACAGGCTCCCCCGTCACCAGCGGATGGAGGCCGCCCGCTGTCAACGCCCGCGTGCCGGGTGCAGCACTCCGCTCAAAGCACTTGACCGGCCAGGCCGTCGACCTGTTCGATCCTGCGGGCGACGTGGATGACTGGTGCATGGCGCACCAGGAAAGACTCGCCGCCGTAGGGTTGTGGCTGGAGCATCCGGCAGCGACCAAGGGGTGGTGCCATCTGCAATCCGTCGCGCCCAAATCCGGCAATCGTGTTTTCTACCCGTAGGAGATAACCCATGTGGCCCGCCCTCATCCCCCTGCTTGGCGACCTAATCGGCAAGTTCATCCCAGATCCGCAAGCCGCAGCAGATGCGAAATTGAAAATGCTCGAAATGGTGCAGAAGGGTGAACTGGCCGCGCTCGATGCGGACATGAAGCTCGCCCTCGGCCAGATGGAGATCAACAAAGCCGAGGCCACAACGGATCTATTCCGTGGGGGTTGGCGCCCAGCGACAGGATGGGCGTGCGTCGCCGGTCTGGTCTACCAGTTCCTCGCCATGCCTATCATCCCATGGGTGGCGACAGTGGCCGGTGCGAACGTCCCTCCCCTACCGGCAATCGACAACGACACGCTGATGGTTCTGCTAACCGGCATGCTCGGCCTGGGAGGCATGCGCACCTTCGAGAAGATCAAGAAGGCAGCGTGAATTTTGCTGTCCAAAACTAACTAGGCGCTCCAGCACTGGCGCGGGTTCCCGCCGTGCTATCCGCCGGTTTTGTTTTGGACAGTTTCGCCGGATTACCCATAAAGCTCAAACACTTAGGCGCGAAGTCCGACGTATTGGGCCATGTCGGGGACTCGGTTGCAGGTTAAAGAAGATGGATGTCGCTGCAGTACTCGGCAACGCGTTGATCGACAGTCAGTAGCTGGAGATGTTCAAGCTGAGCCTGAG